ACTCAAGCCAACCAAGAACCACGCACCACCAGCTACGATGACACCAAGAAGCATATCAATGAGGTTGGTCATTTCCACGTTACTCTGCCTCTGCTATAGTTAGTTCGCCAGCTTCTACCTGACGCATGATTTCTGCGTAGTGGCGGTTGGCTGGGTCTAGGGGTACGAACATCTCAACGCCGTCAATGGTGGCTTTGATGTACTTATTATTTATTGCATACTGTGCGTTTGTAATTGTTATCTCATTCATAATCATAACTCCGCATCCGCAGTAACAGTAGAACCACTATTGACGGAATTTGCCGCCTCTTGGTAGTAAGTCATTGCTGGCGTATTGCCTAGCGTCAACCAAGTAGCACCACTTCCTGATGCTGGTGTTGTTGTCATAGTAGGATTTGCTCGTGTAGCAACTGGCGGCGTTAAAACACTCCAACTGCTTCCAGCTCCAGATTGCCAAGCGTGGGTAGAGTTTCCGACAAGGGCTTGGAATTTTTGATAATACCTCTGACACCTAGCCAACTCATCGCCATAGCTACGGTGTTCAAACGGCGTGGTCTGTTCGCCGATTTCTAGCTGGACTCCTGTGATGTAGCAAGTAGCACCAGCAGTTCCCATCCAGTCAACTTGATTAGATGAAAACGCATAGTTACCAGAAAGCCAAGTATCAGTAGTAGCAGTAGACTTTGATGTTTGTGCGCCAAAATTAATCGGGGACACATATAAAGCAATGCCGTTTGTTTCGTCAAGAAGAGACAAAGTTACACCAGTTAAAGCTGAAATTGTTTTCTCTACCTTTGTCCAAGTATTAGCAGAAAGAGTATATTCAAATACATATGAATATTCGGCAGCTGTTGTTCTTATCGCACCAGTATATGTTCCTGCAACAGATGATTTTACCCAAAAAGAAAGCGTAATTGGCTTTGCGTCTGCTCTACCCAATCGTAAGTGAGATGCGTTATAACCCTCAATCCTTTGTTCGATTGAATATCCATAAGTACCTGTATCCGTGGCGGCACTATTTACCGCATACTTTGTTGAGTAGTAGAAGTCACCTACTGTTGGAATGTCGGTCTGCAAAGTTGATACTGTGTATGTTCCATTGCCACCATAGGTTCTTGTAATAAATCTATCTACACCGTAAACACTATCACTCGTAATACTAATGCTAGTCCCACGCTGGCTTATAGATTGTCCCCCATTGATGATGAGGTTCCTGTTTGACAGGGAACTTTGCGAACCGATAAGTGCCGCTAACTCTGCTGCTTTACTCATGCGAGGTCTCCATTGACTGTATTGGTAATTAAAACAGCATCAGTTACGCCAGCACCTGTATATGTCCAAAAGCGAATACTTCCAGTTGCATAAGTGTTAGACCTAGAAAATGCGCTATTGCTTCCAGCAGAGCCGTGAATAGACACAAAAGAATACGCACTATTTGTCATGCTGTTTGTGAAGGCATATGTCCAATCGCCTGTGCCATTGTCTGTAACTGATGTGTAGTTAAAACTGTCATCAAGCGTTGTTGAGTTCGCTGTTGCCACATGACCCCAAGCCTTCGCACTACCACCAGCCACATATTCCATAGCCACGCTGTTAGCACCAGCCGCATCCTTCAGGGTGTTTACTCTTAGTTCGCTTGCCATTATGCTAAGTCTCCGTGAATTAATCCATAAGTATTAGCGTGGTCTTGTGTTCCGCTTTCACTGGCGTTTGCAACTCTAATCCTAAATGACGATGTAGCCGCAGCAGAGGCATCGGTAGAGCAATTATGACTTGTTGCGTGTTGCCCTGTTGTCATTGCATGATTGTAGTTAGAGTTGCTCATATTACTGGAAAAATTTGGTTGGTAGTGTCCAACACCATTATCTGTGACTGAAGCTACGTTTAGCGAATCAGATACCACAGTACCAGTGCTAGATATGTAACACCACGCCTTCGCCAGCCCCTGCTGAAGTGATTGCGTTGCACTACCACCCTCGCTAGTAACTGTGATATCACCTGCGCTGGTTACACCCTGAAGGGCATCTACTTTAAGTATGCTTGCCATTATGCGAGGTCTCCGTGTGCGTTGCCATAAACGGCAGGGTCATCTACCAAACTTAAACCGCCATCAAGTGTGCGTTGGCGATAACTACCAGCCGCTTGGTTAGCATCAACTATCTGCATATGTGCGCCTGTATCAGAACAAGTCGCAACAGTAGAATAGTTTGCATCACTAAAACTGTTTGTTACTGATATAGTAGTTGTTCCAGTTGTTTCATCCGTAATGCTAGATACCCCAGCACTTCCAGAAATTGCTATTGTTCCTGTGCCATTATATTTAATCCAAGCCTTCGCCGCACTCTGATTAGTCAGCGTGACTGCACCGCCCGATGTGTTCTGGATTGTATCTGCTTTTAATGTACTCATGCTATCACCAGATTACCGTTGATGGTCAACGTAACTCCGCTTGCAACGGTCAAGCTAAAGAAAGCCCCAGCGTTGTCGCCAGCCGCGATGGTTGTATTAGTGTCAAGCTGTTGCTCATGCACTCTGAATATGTCGCCCTTGCCGTTAGTCGTGTCACCAGTTGCGCCATTCTCACCTTGGAAATAACCAGCACCACCAGCAGGGGCGGCCTCTAAGCTAATAGTACCAGACCCATTATCGTAGGTCATCAGGTAGTTATCTTGCCCAGCACCTACCGTCTGGTCAGCATCAAAAGTAAAGTTGCCAAGCGAAACATTGCCAGTGCCGTTAGGTGTAATATTAATGTCGCCGTTAGATACGCTGACAATGCTATTGCCGTTAACGTCTAAGTTGCCGCCAAGCTGGGGTGTGGTGTCGTCAACAACCTCACCACTTGCGCCTGCAATCGTTAATGTTTCATTGCCGCCATCATTATTCTCTGTCAGCGTAATGTTTGATCCGGCCACTAGCTTACCATTCAGATAGCCGGGGGTGGTATCATTAGACGATACGCCAGCAACGTCATTGCCATCAGACGCAACGGCAGTCCACGATGAGCCATTGTAGTACTTTAATGTATTGTCTGTTGTGTTAAAAAATAGGTCACCTTCATCAAGTGATGTGGATGGATCAGTCGCGCCAATCCGATACCGCACCGCAAAGGTATTAACATCAACAATATTGGCGGCGGTAGTATTTACGTTAGCGATGTCAGCCGCAACCGTATTGACATTAGAGATAGAACCAGCCGTAGTGTTGACGTTGGCTATTGATCCGGCGGTAGTATTCACATTGGCAATGCTTGTTGCCACCGTTCCAATGTCGGTAGCGTCAGCCGCCACAGCGTTAATGTTTGATGTGTTGCCAGCAACTGTGGTTACGTTGCCGGATATACCAGCAACCGTTGTTACGTTAGCTGAGACACCAGCGACAGTTTGAATAGCGTCCGTTGCGTCAGTACCATCCTCGATATCAGCCAGTGTGGCAATATCAGTAGCAATATCAGCCAGCGCAGTAACATCGGTGCTATCAGGGCCAGCTTCTGGGTTGCCTGTCGTGCTATTAAATTGCAGGTACTTACCAGCGCGAGCCGCCTTAGCTGGCAACGTCATATCCAAAGTGCCGCCATCATCAACGTGAGCTGGGTCATAGACCGGGGCTTGCAGTGTGCGCTTTTGCTCTTCTGCAATTTGCTGGTCAAAGATGGTCAAACCGTCTAGCTGTTCGTTTAGAGCTGAGGCGCGAAGATCCCCGGCGGTAACAAAGTCGGTGGTCCGTTCAATATCTCTTGCGCCTACGATAATAATCGTATCATCTGCGTCAGGCGTAGTTGGCACGTTGGTGCCGACAACAATCGTCACCGACCCGGTGCCATTAGCCGCAATAGAAACAGTGTAGTCAGTCGTCAGCGTTAGCTTGGTCGTGTTAAAGTACACGGCCAAATCATTTTGATCCAGCACCTCAAACGTAAAGCTATACGGCCCAACGCCTGCTGAACCTGTAAACACGACCCGGCGTGTCACTGCATTGATGTTATAGTCTGCCATCTGTTACCTCGCTGGTGTGCAGTATACCCTATTTATTTAGCCGCTTCCACCTTCTTCAGAAGGTCTGGATATTCAGCAAGCAAAAGCCGTTTTGCGCCAACAGCTTTATTGCCGCTACCATTATAATAATTCGAGACGATTGTCTTAATAACCTCTAGCTTTTTTTCATCATCAGCATTTTTGTAAACATCAGTCTCTATCATTGTGTTGAGAGTAGCCAGCAATGTGGTGTCCTCGTTATAGCCTGCCATACCCGGCAATTTATTTTTTGCATCCAACGTATTCGCCAGCTCAATCCAACGGTTATACTGTTCATTATTTAGCAAGACGCCGCTAATCTTTTTTGGCGGCATAGACACACCATCCCCCAAACGCATCAGCTCTTTGTCTATGCCTTCATACTTTGCGTTCTGAACCCGGATAGGTGATAGCCACTCAAACGGCATTGCCGGATCTGTGGACTTAACCTCTTCGCCCCAGATGTTAAGGGCTGGCGGCACCTGATCGCTAAAGAATGGATTGCGAGCTTTAGCTTTTTGCAATGCGGTATAGAACCCTTGAAACATTGGATGTAACATTGTCGGGTCTTCGCCAAGCAATCCCTCTGGCGGTAGCATTGTGTTAGACGCAGTAGGCGCCATCTCGCGTTCAACTGTGGCTGACGCAGATGACACAGTTGGGAACACAGCCAATGCGGCAGATGCAAACTTTTCGCCAAACAGTTTAGTCAAATTATCAAACTGAACATCTGGGTCTGAATTAGCTAATGAAGTGGAAAGCTCGGCGATGCCCTGTAATGCTGGAAACTCTAACACATAATTATATGTGCTAAGAACAGCCGCAGATGCTAATTCAAGCGGCACCTCAGCGGCATATTCCATCCAGCTTGTATCGTCTGGCTCATCTGAGTGCCTACCCATATAATAAGCGAAGTCTGCCGCCATAAACAACATTCCAGATATTGGATCAAGGCGATTAAACGAAACGCTTTTATATGTGCCGTCCTCTTGCCGGATATTAATTGTACCCGGTTTTAGGTTCATCCGCATCATTGCTTGTTTGGTTTGCGGATCGGTTGGGCCAGACCCAATAATCAATATTTGTTGATCTGTGTTTACATTGCCATCCCACGCAAGTGATGAAAAATATCCCATCGCTAAGGCGCCTACTGACAGCCTAGACAACTCAGCGTCAGCCACTGCGCCACCAGCTCTTATATTTCTGTAAAGGTTTTTGTGAAGCAACCTAAGAGGACTACGAGCCAAAACCTGTTTAACAATATTCCCCGGTGTTTTGTAAAATGGTATAAACAACTTAACAAGTGGATGCGTGGCACCAACTTGTAAATCACCAAGAAATCCGGTCAAATCATTTTGGAAAGTAAGTTCCTGAGCCGCTGTCTTCGCGTCCCGGACAATATCTTCTGGGGGATTGTTTAAGATCCTGTCGTATTCGGCACGGCCTAATGCAAATGCTTCCTCTGGATCTTTGCCTGCCGCAAGCGCCGCATCATATGTTTTGTGTTGGGCGTGCATTGCAGATTTTCTGATTGCGGCACGATAGCCTATTGCTTTGAAAAACTCATCTTCGGCAATCAGCATACGGCCAGCCATCCGCGTATAAATGCCCCACGCATTTACTGCCGCCGCGCCTACATTACCCTTTCTGATTTCCTTAACAACCTCGCCAGATCCCATTTGGATAGCTTTTGGTTTTTTGACATCAATCTTACTTACGGCGTCTGATGCCTCTTCTTTATTTTTAGCAGCCTGTTCTTTTAATAATAATAATTGTCTTTTTTCAACTAATTCTTTGTCAGATAATATTATGGCTTTGTATTCTTTTTGATTATTTTTAATATTCGGTATAAATTTTGCTTCAGCAACTATATTTTTTTCTCTTAATTTTTCTACTTCTTCTAAAGCTTTTGATCTGCTTTTTTCTACTGCTTCTAAAGCGTCACTTGTTTTTCTAAAATCTTCTCCTAAATCAGATAATTGTACATCAAATTTTTTTAAAATACTTTGAAGTTCAACATATGCTTTTTCTACATTTTTGCCACTTCCTCTTACAAGCTCATTTTGAAACTTCTCGGCTGCTTTTGCCAAAGGTTTAGTAACATCTGGTATAACAGCTTTCATTACGCCAGCAAATCTGCTAGCCATTTCATCTGTTAATGAACTTGCTATTTCTGTAACTTGTGCTTTTATCTGATCTGCCATTATTTGCCTTTTGCTTTACTACCTGTGTATAGGCCAAACCAAGCCGCACCAGCACCAACTACGATTGATACTAAGCCTGATTGTTCCATTGTAGGATTAGGTAAATTCATATACCATACTACAACTTTATATAATAGATAGATGTATGTTGTAATGAATATTCTTGGAAATATTCTCCAACTATCAACTGCTCTTGCTAAATGTATTAATTTAGCAAATGGATTTACACCTAAATCTTTTACTGAAGTGTCAACTTCTAAATCAACACTAATCTTTTGTTTCGGTTCTACGACCTTAGCTTCTTTTATATCTTCCATTACTTGTTTGCCTCTCTCGCTCTTTTTTCTTTTTCTTCTTTAAGATAATTAACTAGTAGGGTAATATAAATTTCCCTCTCCCACGGTATCATGTTTTCTAACTCACCCAATGAATATTTATGATGTTGCATCAGAGCAAAGTTAGTTTCAAAATAGTTTTCTAAACTATCGTGTGAGAGGGCTATCCGAAAAAATCGGCCAGACCTTTCAATGTAACTTCACTTTCCACATTGGTTTTAGAGTTTTTAACAGTTATTTTCTGCTCTAACCTAGGCATTGTGGTAAAGAATTTCTGTATTTGTTTCATTTGTTCGCCTGTCAAATTATTAACAAATTCCTCTAATTCTTTTTTTTCAGCGTCTTTGGCAAAATGTACTTTTTCACCCTCATAGATTTGATCTATTGAATTTACAATTAATTCATACATCTCGGCCAGTTTTATATCGCCTGTTAAAATACCACTATTAATAGTTTTTAATGATGGATATTTTAAAACAACTCCTAGTTTTCTTGTTTCATCTAAAACAATATTGTTACTGTGGTCATCATCAACATAAACCTCAATTTTACTTAAATCAACTTCTACGTTTTCATAAGTCTTTTTGTCATCTGGACATAAAACTTTTATCTTAGCAACTTCACCTACAGACTTGGCTCTTATTTGTAAAAAGATATATTCTAAATCAAATAAAGGATAGTCTTCAGGATTAATTGTTTCAAACGTACACGATTTAACAATGTCTTTTACTGCCGTTAACATTTCTTCTGGTTTACCAGTTTCCAATGCCATTAATAAAATCTTTTCTTCTTTTACTAAAAACGGCCTATACTGAATTGTTTTTTGTTGAGATGGTAATGTCAACTCATACTTTGCTACATTAGCTATGGGTAATGCCATAATTTACTCCTTTTCAAATTATATTATAAGAATGGTGGGAATACTTTGCCTCCAAACACCGATCCAATTGGGACTCTTTGTCTTATTACGTTTACAGCGTCCCTACCTGCTCGTCTTATTTCTGGTGGTAATTTACTTAATATATTTCCTAAAAGGCCTCTATTGCCTTGTTTAACTGTAGGTACAGTAAAACCACCGCCTACTGTATAGTTTTTCACTTGATCTAATGATAAATTTATCCAATTTCTAAATGAAAAAGTAATTGAAATCTTTTGTATATCTTCAGAACCATAATCAAATGGTACGGCTGTAATAGTTTTAGGAAACGCTTCAAATAATTCTACACCATAAGAAATTCTATCTCTATCGGCTTCACCTGAAAAAGCACCTAATTGATATATTCTAATACCGCCAACATACTCATCATAAAAGTGCATATTGTGTGTGGCCTGATCCATAATTGAGTTTTGCCACATTTCAAAAAATGTTCTTTGTCTTAAATACTTGTCAGCATAAAATGAAGCAGTTACTTCACCTGGAAAACTATAAGCATAGGCAACTTCTCTTTTAGGTCCATATGTTTGAAAAGCTTTTGTATCAATATTTCTACTAGGCATTTCTATATTGTAACAAAATGCTCTCAACCCTCTTTGAATTTCTGTATTCTGTTGTAGTTCTCTAAATTTTGTTGATCTACTTATTTCTTCTTCAAATAATATTTCTTGTTCGCCGTCACCCAATTCTACTGTTTCTGAACTAACACCTCGTGGTAAAATAAAATCTACTAAAAATCTATTTGGTCTGGCAAAGCCTTCGCCTTCAGCAACTTTACCCATAAATCTACCTAATGTAGATTCAGGATTACCACCTGCTCTTTGTTTTAATCTAGGATCGCCTAATACATTATCAAGTGATCTATCTCTTGGAATACCCACTCTAATATCATAGTTACCAATTCGTCTTCCGCCTCGGAGTATCGCCATATTACTTACCTTTACATTGACATTGTTTTATGCCAAATAATTTTGCTATAATTTTTTTAATTGTTTTCATTAAATCATTCTCCTACTGTCAGCGTAAACTCTACTTGTTCCTGCTTTCTTAAATTGTTGTACAGGTAAATAAACAGCTAAAGCTGCCTCATCAAAATCTATTCGTAAAAACTGTGATCGCACATGACTATACAAATATTTTTTGATAGTTGGTTTTACTAAACCAATACCTTTTACATCATCATAACCAGCATCAATTTTTGTTTTTTCATTTAAACCACCATCAGCAAATCTTTGCATACGTTGTAATAATCTAAATCTCAATATTGGTGGTAGATAATGAAAGTTCATTCCCAAAAAACCACCTTTAATTGTTTCTAGTGGTAATACTAATGGGAAAGTGTCATAGTAAGGCAATTTCTTTTTTGTCTTTGGATCATAAAAGAACATATTTAATCTACCAGCACTTGGCCGATTGATTAATTTACCTTGATTCATTAACTTTCTGGCAGTAATTCTATCAGCCAAAGAAGCTACATTACTTCTATACCAACTTGCTGATTTTTTTATACCGCCTTGTTTATCTACTAACGGATCTAAAATACTTGCCATATCAATATTTATACGCTGGAAATAAAAAAAGAGGCCGTTATTTCTAACGGCCTCCAAGCATACAGTTTAGAGAGAGATAGATTACTCTTCCTCAGCTAATTTACTAAAGTAAGACAATGTATCGTCTTCGTCACTAGCTTCTGGTTGAGCACTAACTGGTGTGCTTTTCGCTGTATCGTTGGTTTTTGGCGGGAGGTTTGCATTTTCAACGGTACTAGCGTTTCTATCACCCGTAATTACCCTATTCAGTTTCTCTTTA